GCGAAGATATTGCTCTGCCTTGACTTTAGGTAAATTACCTACATCTATATAGAAAATTCTTCTTTCGGGTGCTCTTGATAATCTATAAATTACAAGACTATCTTCAATCATACGAAGTTGATTGATAGATTTAATTGCTTTATGTAAATATGATAGTGTATTTCCTTTAGTTCTATCTACCAATCCAGATGTAACATATGTAATTGCATCTTTTGCAATCTTAACTCCTTGACTTGCACCAGCAGCATTTCTGTTTCCAGTTGGATATGCTGTTTTGGGGTTGTAAATAAAATATTCTTCTAGTTGTGGAAATGGTAATTCCTGCATAGGATTATCACCAAGTCCTTGATTAACTTTTACAATATTATCTCTCGGTTGTTTCTTTTCTTTACGCACATAACGCATTTTTAATGCATCAATATAACGCACTTCCTGAATACCAAGTTCAGGTTTATCAAAATCAATTACTTTATGATAATATATTCTACCATCTATATACCAGTTTCTATATATCTCATGTGCCTTTCTATCAAAATCTAAAAGGTCTACAATAAATTTAAATTCTTTTCTTAGAGTTTTCTTTATACTATCACTTGCGTTTAAATTATCAAGATCAATTTGAACAGGTGCATCATGCGAGTCTGATACAATTGCTTCATTTACAATATCTTCAATAGCACTATCCGCTTCTGGGTGTAATGCCATCTCACGATATCTTTTAATTAAATCAAATTCAGTTCTGTAGATACCTTCAATATCAACATACTGTCCAAAAAAACCACTACTCTGATAATGATCAACCCCGTCCTCATTATTTTGAGGAACAGGGGAGACCGTTGTTGGAGATTGTGGTTCGGTGTCCTCGATTGAGAACCCAAATAACTTAGCCATAATTATGGTATATTTCTTCTATTTAGTTACCCATTAGAACCGCCAGCCCCAGTCAAGTTGTATGACTGAACTGCAAAGTCTACAGTAAACTCTTCTATAGTATCGCTTGAATCGTAAGATAAGTCAATAGCACTGACGTTTATTGGGAATATGTCAATGAATTCATACTGTTTTAATACAGCATTAGTCTCACCATCACTAGTAGTACTACTCTTAGCAGATCCTCTACCCAACTGATAAACAGTTGCATTAGTCATATATGATTCTGGTAGAGTTGCACCTAAGTTAGTATCTAACTTTGCAATTAACTCCATCCATTGCTCCATTGCATTTCTGATTCTGAAATCTTCGTCATTAATGACTGTAATGCTCCATGGTTCAATAGTTCTGTCTCCAGCGACTTTAAAAATACGACCCCTAAATGGTATGTCTATATTAGCAATAACTGACGCTGGCAACTGTGATGCTTTACACATATACCTAAAGTTATCTGCTGGCCATTCGATACCTGCAGGTAAAGTAGTTAATTCTACTTCAAATAAATTAGGTCTTGCACCGCCACCAATAAGTGCCGATTTAAAGTTAGAGATTGTCTTATTTTCTCTTGAAGTTGCCATTTTGTTTAGATCCTCCTGTTGTTATTTAGATATTGAAGTTAGACTCTACCAACTACTTCCTCGAATGATACACCTGTTCGTGTAGCAACGAAAGTAAGAGTTACGTAGTTGATTGATTTAGCAGGCTTCAGGAAGATGTCTGCTCTGAACTCATTATTATCGATAATGTCAGGAGTGTTATTTGTGCTGTCACAAACAACAAGGAATCCGTAAAGTCCTCTTTTTGCCTGAATGTCACGAAGGAATGGTTCAACGATGTTTCTAAAGTTTGCTCTAGTTAATTCATCGTTAAGTTCAAAGAGTTGAGCTTCTGCTGCTCTCTCTAAGGATTGCTCAATAGTGAGGAATAAACGTCTTACGTTAATTCTATCAAATGCTGATGCAAATCCAAGAGCAGTTTTGTCACCAAAAAGAAGTGTTCCAACACCCGGTTGGGTGATAACTGGGTTGATTCTATTTGGATAAAGTTTGTCTCTTTGATCTTTATTTGGGTTATATGCAAGTTTAATTGCATTATTTAAAACACCACGTTGTTGTCCTGCTGGTGAGAACCATGGGAAAGCAACGATGTTTGTACGTGTCATCAATCCAGCAATATCAGCGTTTGTTGGAATATAACGGAATTGATTATTAAATCTATCATACATGTATTTGTATCCACTATCGAATACTGCGTATGATGATGATGCGATTGGACTAAAGTACTTAACTAAGTTAGTAGTTTGAGTTGTAGTGTTAGTGACACCAATCAAATCTGATCTATGTGGCCCAACAACCGCAACACAATCTTTTCTTTGTCCAGCAAGAGAGATTATGAAATTTGCTTTTGCTTGAGATTCCGCTTGTGTAGAACAACCGGGGCCCATGATTAGATAATCTACCTCAGTTTCATTTCTGTTCTCAAACTTACCGTAGGCAGTAATAATATTTGCTAGGGTTGCACTCATTGCATTGGCAGCAGTGTAATCAACACCACCATTTAGACTGTAATTTACATTACCAATAACATTAAAGTTAGTTCCCTGTGCATCAAGTCCCCAAACACCAGTTGAGACTGCACCTTCTGTAAAGTTACCTGCTGTTGTAAATCCGGGTCTTGCAGGACTTGTTCCTTTGAAACCATCAGCAGTTTCACCGGGGTTTCCACCAGCGTAAATGTACTCTGAGAAATCTGCGATATACTCTTTATAGTAATTCCTTTGAGGTGAATTAACTGCAGATATTGAATCTTTTGCTTTAGATAGATTTAAATGTGATTCAAGAATATTTCCTTGTATACCAGAAATACTTCCTGAGTCATCAACGATTGCTATATGCAAACCATCATTTGATCCACTTCTATCTGAAACGTATTGACCTGTGCTTGGTCTATCTGCGATACCTTTCCAATAAACTGTTGAGTTTGTTAAACCAAGTGTTTGGTTATCGTACCAATCTTCAACAGCAGTTGGAGTAGCAACTGATCCAGTTGTTATAGCAGTTCCAGTAGTAAAGTCGCCAAAAGTGATTGCAGATGTTGTAAACTGACCATAATCGGTGCCTTCTTCGTAACTAATAGCAGAAGCAACACCGGCTCTGGATACTCTTGCAACAACTTTAACGTCAACTTTTGAGTCGCTGTTAGAACCATCTGTTGTAACTCCTGTGACTATTCCTTTTAAGAAACCATTAAATGATGTAGTTCCAGCAGTCTCAGGTATAGTAACGGAAGATAATTCCATTGTTACACCAATACCGATGGTAGCACCAACACCCGCTAAGTTTGTTGTGTTGATAGTTAATGTTTGATCTGCAAAATCATCAATAAAACAAACCTTCATGCTGTTTGCCCATGTTCCGGGATTCTTAGCAGCATATAAGAAGTTAGTCGCTGTTGAGTGATCTGTTATGTAATCGTTATAGTTTTCGATTCCACTAGTTCCTGCTAATGCAGTTGTATATCCTAAACCAGCAGATGTATCTGATGCAGCGTTAGCATTTGCTAAAGTAGTAGCACCTGCTCTAACAACTTTTAAAACTCCACCATATGAAAGGAAAGAAGCAGCAGACATCCAATATTCATACTGAGCATCAGTAGATATTGGTTTGCCAAATACTTTAATTAATTCTTGTTCGTTAGTGATATCAATTGGATCATTAACTGGGCCTAATTTGAATGGGCCTGCTATTGCTCCGATGTTGTCAAGGACGTTATCAGCTCTTCCTACTGTTAAGTCAACCTCCCTTACCAGTACTCCGGGAGACAATTGAGGAGTCGCCATGCTTTCTTTCTCCGTATCTTCAGTTTATCTAGAAATTATTTATTGTTTATGATGTTTACATATACTCCCACATATATGAACGGTCTCCGTACTCATCAGTATTCCATCTATCACCATTATTATCAACAAAACTTTCTTCTTCCATTCCATCAACAATAAACCCAAAAGGTGCCATATCTTGTTCTATTTGATTTTTTTGATCTTCATATAATTTTTTACGAATATCAGTATCAGTCATCTCTTTAAAATAATCCTGACATACTAACCATGCATATATTACCAAACACATTGCAAGGTCATCATTACATCCTTCCTCTGCTTCAAATGAATTACTTTTTGATATGAACGTGGTTAATTCACTAATGATTTCATAATCTTGAAATAATACTTTGTCT